GTCGACAAGCTGACGCCGGACGCCGCAACCGAGGTGGCGGTCTTCGTGTGCGAGAACCTGGGGATCACGATCGAGGAGACGGACGTCAACCCGAGGCGCAGGCCGCACTCTTGGCAGGCGAGCATGCGAAAGCGTAAATGACCCAGCAGATCGCCAACGAATCCAGCGAACACCTGGAGTACGTTCGCGCGATGCGGGCGCTGACTCCGAAGCAGCGCAAATGCCTGCGCGAGCTGCCGAAGTATCACGGTCAGTTCTGGACCTGTCTGGTCGAGCTCGGCTACAGCTATGCGACCGGCCATCGGTGGATGCGTAAGCCTGAGTTCAAGAAGGCCCGAGAGCTGGTCGAAAAACGCGCGCTGGACGCCGTCGGCATCAATCACACTTACATCCTGTCGCAGACCAAAGAGGTCGTGGAGCGTTCGATGCGGGCCGTGCCGGTGCGCGACGAAGAGGGAAACGAGACAGGCGAGTACACGTTCGAGGGCAACGTCGCGCTCAAGGGGCTCGACATGCTCGGCAAGTACGCGCGCACCTGGGGTGACGAGGCCGCGAAGCAGCAAGCGCCGATCGGCCCGGGGCTCACCGTCATCGTGCAGACGGCCGGCGGTCAGGCTGCCGTGCAGGCGCAGCCAGGCGCTCAGGGCCGGGTCGTCGTCGACCTGCCGGGGCCGGAGTGATGGACGCCACGATAGAAGAGTTCTTGCATAGAAACCCCAAATACTATGGGGACTTGATTGTCCACGATCGGCTGTTCAAGCGGGCGTTGGATACGCCTCCAAACGAGCGAAGATCGTTCGACTGGTACATCCTAGACCTCAACGAAAAGAGGGGTCTTGGTCCGCTAGGGCCGACCGCTGAAGATTTTCGAGACAGCGAGTCGCACAATCCTACTCAGATTTCCGACGCCCGATATCGCTGTCTGCTTCGCACGCACTTCTGGACCTCCGAAGGCGTCACGCCGCCGGCCCCGAACCCGGACTACGCATGAAAGCCGCACCCCTCGGTCCGATCGCCGGCGCCTACTACCTCGACAACTCGCGCGTCGCGATCATCGAGGGGCCGGTCGGCAGCGGAAAGTCGGTCGCCTCCTGCCTGCGACTGCAGCGCCACGCCTACGAGCAGGCGCCGAGCCCTGACGGCATTGCGTACACGCGCTGGATCATCGTGCGGAACACGAAGCCTCAGCTTAAGGACACGACGATCAAGACCTGGCTCGAGGTGTTCCCGGAGGCGATGTACGGTCAGTTTCTGAGGGGCGACAACCTCGCGCACTACTGGCGCTTCCGGCCGCGCGGATATCCGAACCCGATCGACGCTGAGTTCCTGTTCCGCGCGCTCGACGATGCCGCGGACGTCGCCAACCTGCTGTCGCTCGAGGCCACTGGGTTCTGGTTCAACGAATGCCGAGAGATCGCCGAGGAGATCCTGTCCCATGCTGGCCGGCGACTGCGCTACCGAAACGGCGAGCGGCCCGCCACCTACACCGGCATCATCGGCGACACAAACCCGTGGGACACTGAGCACTACCTCGAGGACCGGCTGGTGAACCATCCTCGCGAGGGGTGGATTCACTTCCGGCAGCCGGGCGGAATGGACCCGGGCGCCGAGAACCTCTGCAACCTCGAGCAGACGGCCGAGACAATGCTGCTGCCATACGACGATCCGCGGCGCATCGCCCAAGGCCGCACGTACTACGAGAAGGCGATCATCGACTACACGCCCGAGGATGCCCGCGTCTACGTCCACGCGCAGCGCGGTCGCACTCGTTCCGGCAAGCCGATCTACACCGAGTACAACGATCTCATCCACTGCAAGTCGTTCGAACTTGATCCGCGCGTGCCGATCCGCATCGGGATGGACTTCGGTCGCACGCCGGCCGCCGTGATCGCCCAGCGCAGCGTGTTCGGGCAGTGGCGGGTGCGCTACGAGATGTGCGCGAAAGACATGGGCATCAAGGCATTCGGGGCCGAGCTCAAGCGGTTCCTGGCAGACAAGTTCCCGACCGGGTACGAGGTCGAGCAGTTCACCGGCGACCCCGCCGGCAACGAACGGGACGGCAGCGAGAACACCGCCTTCGACCTGCTGAAGGCGTCGGGGTTCGAGATGGGTCGACCCGCCTCGACGAACGAGGTGTCGATCCGCATCGGAACCGTGAACGAGCAGTTCGGACGCCTGGTCGAGGGCGTGCCAGCGCTCGTCATCCACCCCGACTGCAAGATGCTGCGGCGGGCCTGCATCGACGGGTACCACTACCGGAAGCTGCAGGTCGCCGGGAATCGATTTGACGACAAGCCGAACAAGAACGAATGGTCACACGTGGCCGAGGCGCTGCAGTACCTGCTGCTCGGCGGTGGCGAGGGGAAGGCTCACGTGCGCCGGGCGCCGGGCGGCACGGCTCGCCCGCGGCGCGCGGTCGGTACCGATGAGGCTGCAATCTAGGCGCCCTTGCATTCGTTCAGGAATTCTCAGAACCTCCCGCCAATCCATCCAGGAGGCGGGCATGGGCGGGATGTTCTCGAAGCCGAAGGTACCGAAAACACCGCCGGTGCCGACAATCGACGACGCAGCCGAGACGCGCGAGGCCCTGGACAAGCGCCGCCGACGTCGCGGCGCCGCGGCGGCGATGCTGACCGGCCAGCTCGGCGATACCTCGCCGGTGCAGACCGCCTCGGCCAAGCTGCTCGGGGGCTGACGTGGCCGGCATCTTCAAGCACGACCTCAATCCGTTCGACGCGACGAAGCGCAGCTTCTACACGTCGAACCGTGTGTTCGGCCTGATGCCGCAGGGCAAGGGCGACCGAACCAAGTGGGAGCGGAGACTCGGAGGCAACGATCATCCGTACTACGGCGTACAGGCACAGCAGACGCTCGACCAGAAGCACGGCACGAAGCAGTACGTGCAGCAGTTGCAGGGCCAGGGCTACACGCTCGGCCGCGTGAATAACCGAGGCCGCAAACGCTTTTCCGCCTCCTCGCAACTCCTCGGCGGCGGCGGCTGATGGCCGACTCCAGAGCCCTCGAGATCCTGCGCCGCACCTCGTCGCTGGCAAGCGATCGCGCGAACTTCGACAACCTGTGGCAGCAGATCGCCGAGCGCATGCTGCCCGGCTCCGCGCAGTTCAACACGCTGCAGTCGCCAGGGCAGAAGCAGACCGAGAAGATGTTCGACGCAACCGCAGCGTTGGCGCTACGGAAGTACGCGACCATCCTCGAGTCCGTGCTCACGCCGCGAAATCAGCGCTGGCACCGACTCAAGCCGGCCGACGATGCGCTCGAGGAATCCACCGCCGTCAAGGAATACCTCGAGGAGATCAACAAGATCCTCTTTCGAGCTCGGTATGCGCCGCCCTCGAACTTCACGGGCCAGATCGGCGCCGGCTACCTAGAGCTCGGCGCGTTCGGCAACTCGCCGCTGTTCGTAGATGAGGAGGTCGGCCGAGGCGTGCGCTACCGGACGCTGACGCTTTCGAATACCTACTTCGTCGAGAACCACGCCGGGATCGTCGACTGCATCTATCGCAAGATGAAGATATCGGCCGCCAACGCGGTCAGACGCTGGGGCGCAAGGTGCCCGCCGCAGATCGCCGCGCAGGCAGAGCGCAGCCCGGACTCGCTGTTCGATTTCGTCCACTGCATCGAACCGAACAACGGAGACTCGGGCGACGGCCTGCTGCGTGAACATCGCTTCCGCTCGACGTATGCGTCGGAGACAGGCGGGGTCATCGTGCAGTCCGGCGGGTACTACACCTGGCCGGTTCCGATCATGCGTGACCTGACGTCGGCAGGCGAGGTCTACGGCCGCAGCCCCGGAACCTGGGTGCTGCCGGACGTGAAAATGCTCAACGAGATGAACCGCACCGTCATCCGCCAGGCACAGCGCGCCGTCGAGCCGCCGATGCTGCTGACCGAGGACGGGTCGCTGCAGCCGTTCAGCCTGTCGCCGGGCCACCTGAACTACGGGACCATCGGCCCCTCTGGGGAGCAGCTCGCCAAGCCGCTCGACGTCGGCGCCCGCCTCGACATCGGCCTCGAGATGATTCAGGCGAAGCAGCAGGTCATCAACGAGGCGTTCTTCATCACGCTGT